TGACACCTTAACAGATGATGAAATGCAGATAGCAAAAGACCAATTTGAGGCACAATTCAAATGAAGTGAAAATAATCATAAAACAATGGTAGCTTGATGAGTTAAAGATATTAAAACTCTATCAATGACACCAAGAGATATGGAATTTATAAATCAAAGAAATCTTACAACTGAAAAAGTATCTGCTGTATTTGGAGTTCCTAAAACAATTCTTTGATATACAAATAATGTTAATTATTCAAACTGACAAACATTAAGAAAAGAGTTTATTGAATGAACGGTAAGACCTTATGAAAAGGAATTAGAGTATATGCTCAATAAATGTCTGCAAATGTTTAGACCTGATTTATTTGCTAAATATTGGGTTAAAACAGATTGAGACCAATTTGACCAAACACAGGAAGAAAAGCAAACACAGGTTGAAGATATTAGACATTGAATTAGAACTATCAATGAGGTTAGGGTTGAAAGATGATACCAAAGAATGAATGATGAAAATGCTGACAAATTATTAATAAGAAGTGATTTATGATTATTAGAAAAAATACAAGAGAGAGATGAGTGATGATTTGAGCATTCTTGAGAGAATGATTGAAATATCAACGGTAGAGATGAGAACAAACCAACAGGTGCGACAGGTGAAAGAAAAGAAGAATAACTTGCAAAAGTTATATATACCGATTATATTACATTAGATTTAATTAATTACAACAAATATGGAACTTATCAAAAAAGAAAATCATTTCCAAATGTTATCTAAATCTGTCAAGGAAATAGATACAGAAACAGGAAAATGATTAGTAATTGAGTGATATGCTTCTACAAAGGACAAAGATAGATATGGTGATATAGTTCAACCAGAAGCATTTGAAAAGGCTATGAAAACATATGCACTTAACCCTATTTTATTATTGCAACACGATGCTGACAAACCAATAGGAAAAGTTGAAGCATTTACAATAGATTGAAATGGGTTATATATCAAAGCTATCGTAACGGAAGATACTGATTGAGTTATGAATAAACTCAAAAATTGAGTATTAAAATGATTTAGTATTTGATACAGACTTCTTGATTACGAAACCAATTATACAGAAGATGATGAGTGAAATATTACAGATTGCACTAATTACATTAAAGAATTAGAGTTATTAGAAATTTCGCTTGTATCTATACCTGCTAACCCTTATGCTCTTAGAAAGAGTATAGGAGATTGTTTTAGTTCTAAATCTATGGAAATGCCAGAAGAAGAAAAAATTGAAACTCCTGTTGAGGAGGAAACAGTTGAAGAAACTGTTGATGAAAATGAAAAAAAAGAGAGTGATAACAGTTGAGAAGCTGTATCTGAAGAAGAAGATAAAACAGAAGAAACCCCAAACGAAGAAGCTGAACAAAAAGAGATTTGCGAAGAAGAAAGCGAGAATAAAGAAGCAGATGAACAATCTGAAATATCTGATGAAGCAGATGAAGAAGCTGAAAAGTCTGATGAAAAGCCAGACACGGAGGTGAAAAAAACTCCAGAAGAGAAATCATTTGAACTTATCAGAAAAGAGTTTAAGGAAGAAATTAAATCTAAGGACGCTGAAATCAAAGCCTTTGCTAAGAAAACAGAAGACTTAGAAAAAAAACTTTCTGAAACTGTATCTGTTTTATGAAATGTGGTTGAAGCAATGAAAGGAATGCACGAAACATTACATAAGACAGTTGTTGAGAATTCATATCAATACAACTGACCTATTGTGAAAGACAAATCTGCAGACGCAATAGAGAAAGCTGTAAGGACAATGAAATCTCGGTAAAACTCTTGTCAAAGAGAAACCCTTTTATTTAACATTTAATTACTTTAATAATGGACAAGGAACTTAAAAAAATCGCTGATGTAGTAAAAGCTCTTGGAGATGTTGCTACAAAAGATGAAGTGGTTGAGGAAGAAAAAGCAGGAGTTATTAATACTGCTGAAACTAACCACGGTAAAGAGGTTGTAAGATTAGATGAACAATCTCATACTTTGTTGGACTTAATTCCAACATTCTCTAAATTGCTTCCATTACTTCCTGGAAATCACGGAACAAATATGGCAATGCAAGAAAGACTTCCTATGATAGGGAAAGCTGATAAATTCACTGCAAATACAGAATGGACATCAGGAGCTACTTCATTTACTGCAAGTGCTACTAAACCACAAACAAGTGAAGTAACTATCGTTCAAGGACAATTAATTCTTGAAATTCCTGTATCTAAGAGAGAAGCAAATTATGAATTTGTAAATCTTGAAAACATTTTGAGAAATAGAATAGCTCAATCATTTGCAGAAACTATTGATAGTATTTTGATTAATGCAGATAATGCTACAACAGGAAACATCAATGGAACTTATGATGCAAATCAACACTGGGCTACTCAACCTGCTGGTATCAGAAAGGTAGGAATTGCTAATACTGCTGTTGAAATTGGAACATTGGCTTCTACATCATTCTTAGATGTATTCCAAGTTCTTGACCCTGGTTATTCAACTGATTTGAGCAACCTATTAATCTTGACGGCTTCAAATGTTTATTACAAAACATTGCCACTTCAAGAGTTAATTACTGTTGATAAATATGGACCTTCTGCAACTATTCATACAGGAGTTATTGGAAAAATGTGGTGAGTAGATTATATGACTTCTCCAGAATTCCCTGCTCTTACTGACGCAACAGGAAAAATATCTGCTACTGCTTCTGATAATACTTATGGAAGTTTCGCAGTTCTATGGAAACCTGCTGTTCAGTATGGTTATGGACAACCTATGGAAATTGAAATTACTAAGGTTGCAGGTAGAGGTTATGTATTAACTGCTACTGCTGAATTTGGTTTCACTATCGTTAATGATGATAGTTATGCTAATGTAGGTAAAACAGTTGGACTTTGAGTTAAAGTAACTGTAGCTTAGTATATATTTTTAGGGGTAGTATGCTAAGTCCATACTACCCTTAAATTTTATTTAGGTAATATCAGTAAAATGTTCTTAAAATATATGAATAAAGGAATGCAACTTGTCAGAACAGTAGATTGAAAAAAGGAAGTAAAACAATGAGAAGTGTTTGAAGCCTTTGACAATGATGCTGAAAGTTGGTTTAGAAATTACAAATGAATGTTTGAAAAGGTTGAAGAAAAGGAAGAAATTAAAGAAGATAAAGAGGTTAAAAAAACTGAATGGAAAAAATGAAAAGCTAAGAAATAAAATCATTTTAATATTTAGCAAGGAACAATGTATATTACTCAGGCAGAATTAGAGGCATATCTCTGAATAGAATTTGAGGAATGAGATACAACACCAGATATACTTATAAGTTGAGTAGAAGGTGCTGTAAATTCTTATATTGGTGCAGAGAATTGAATACTTGCTCAAGATTATGAGGAAAAAATAGATGTAAGAAGCATAATTCTAAATGCAGATTGATATAATGTTTATCTTAAACATTGACCTGTTAATAATAATTCTGATAACCCTATTACTATAAATGGTGAGGAAATTGATGTAAATGAAAACCCACGATTTATAGCAAGAGGAAGACAATTAATTATTAAAAACTTAGAGGCTTATAAAAATGAAAATAACCCTAAGGAAAATTGGAATTGGCTAAAAATAGGTTATAATGCTTGATATTGAGAATATGATGAAACTATTCAATCTTATACAGGAATTCCAGAAGATATTAAATTGGTTTGTTTATTTCTTTGTGCAACTATTTTCCTAACAAGACAATTTGTAGGAATGACAAATTATAGGTTATGAGATGAAAGTATATCTTTATGAACTCAAAGATTTATATATTGAAGTCCTATGGTTTCAGAAACATTGAAAAAATATAGAAAGATTTACATAGCATACTAAAAATGTTTGGACAACGATTTTATCATAGAACAGCAGAACATTATAGACCTGTAAGAGATGAATGAACTCTAACAACCTCTTTTGAAAAAATAGCTACCTTTAAACTTGCATTACAAAATTTATATTGAGATGAGCAATGAGAAAGGTGGGGTAGAGAGTATGATAGAGTTTATAGAACATATAGGTTTTTTAGTGATTATCTTGATATTCAAATATGAGATAAACTTGTGGTAGATTGAGTTGATTATATTGTAAATAGTTCTAATGTTTATAAATGATTATTAAGAACTTATTGTAAAGGTTATTTAGTTAAGTGAGAATGAACATAATGGCTTCTGGTTGATGAATAGATATATCATTTAAAGTAGAGGCTCCAAAGGTTGATGTAGAGCAAGTTTTGACTAAACAAATCTGACAATGGAGACAAAAATATCAAAGAAAATCATCTGTAAAAACAAGAACAACAACAAAGACAATTAGCTTACCAAATCTAATATCAGAAACAATAGCAAATCGTATGGCAGACCATATGATTGAATATGCACCTCGTGATGAAAGCCCACGAGCAGATAATATTGTATTACAAAAAAATATATCTGCAAGAGAGGAAGCAGATTGAGTATGGACTGTTGGAAGTGATTTACCATATGCAACAAGGAGAAATTATGAAAACTTCTTAAACCCAGATAAAACATATTATGTGGAAAGTGCATATGAATTACACGCAAGTGAATACGATGATATTGCAAGAAAAATTGCTTCTGAATATATTGATACATTAGTATGAAGTATGACGGCTACATTAAATTCAAGTAGTTGAGCAACAAAAGGCTATAATTGGTGAGATGAAAATAGAAGTTATAAAACAAGGAAGTTTTAAGTTATAATTATATATAAATGTATAGCTTTAAGAAAGTTTGTGATGTTATATATGAACAACTAAAAACCTTAGAATGAGATAAAGTCGCTAAGGTATATAATCATAACATAAAATTACCTTGAGATTATTCATTCCCAAGCATAGTAATAACACCTAACCGATGAAATAGTGAAGTGTTAGATAGTTGTAGTTGGCAAGATTATATGGTGATAACAATTAGACTTGCAGATACACTATATAACGATTATAATGCGGTAGAACAGAATATGAGAGAGGTTGCAGATATTATTATGAATAAGTTGAGAGAAATTGATACAGGTATTGGTTGGTCGTTTGGTGATTGATACACTGTAAAAGCATTCTACTCTTATGATTGGTGATATATGGAAACAACTGAACCGATTAGAATGTTTGAATTGAATATCAGATTTACTGCTGTTCAATGATTAGGTGTTTATACACCTAACAACCAAAACCAAAATGAAAATAATTGATAAATTTTATTCCTTTATTTATAACAATATGGCAAGACATTGCAAAGACTGTCCAGACAAAAATCAAGAGATTATTGAAAAGGCAGAGGAAGAAATTGTTGAGGAATGAACTCAACCAAAACCAAAAGTATTCTTCTTTCCTAACAAATGAGTTAGAATAGAAGCAGATACTTATGAAGAAGCATTAAATCTTTTATCTAATAATGAAGAATAAAAAATGGCTTATATCGGAAGATTATCAGCAATTTGACTTGGAAAGGAAGCAACGAGTGGAACTCCTGTTTCTGCACAAGTGCGAATTCCAAAAACAAGCGGACTATTAAACCCAAATCTTGAAGTAGCTACTGATGATAGTGGTTATGGAGTTATAGATGAGGTATATGATACATTTACAACAAAAGCAAGTTCAAGCATTTCCTTAGAGGGAATTGTTAGAGATGATTTCATTTGATACCTATTACTTTGAGCATTAGGTAATTATGAAAAATGTGCTTTATATACAGGAACTGCAACAGGTTGAACTCCTAAAAGATGAGAATGAAGTTCATCAAATAAGATTAGAAAAATTTTAACTATTGGTAGCACAACATATTATGTTATCAATGGAACAGGTTTATCTACTCTTACTAATGGAACTTGGACATTATCATTAACAGAAGTTAGTGGTGCGACAGCACATTACTTCTCAAGATTAAATAGTAATCAACACCCAAGTTTTACTATTAGAGATGTTGATGATGTAGCAGCTTCATATGCACCATATTGTATGGAGAATACATTTGAGCTTTCTTGTGAGGTTGGTGATTATGTAAAATTCTCATCTGAATTCCAATGAAAAGCTATGGTAGCAGATACTTCTAACCCACAACCTGCTTATGCAGATGAAAACCCATTCACTGCGGCAATGGCAGGAGTTAGATTTGCAAATAATGAAGCTTGATTAAATTCTGCAACAGAAGTTTGTATGCAAAACTTTAGAATATCTATTAACAAAAATTTAACAGATGTTCAATGTTTCGGAAGCACAGATATAGCTTGAATATATAATCAACAGTTCGGAGTAGAATGAGATTTTGAAGCATTATATTCTGACACTACAATTAGAGATTATGTATTAAATTCTGATAAATTAGCTGTTCGTTTTTATGCAGTTAATACAAATGCTACTGCATTGGCAACAGGAATATACCCAAGTATTTATGTTGATTTGATGAAAGCAGGTTTAACAGAATGGTCTAAATCTGATAGTGCAAATGAAATTGTAAAACAAACATTATGATTTAGCTGACAATATTCTAATGAAGATTGAGCTACAATTGAAATAGTTTTAATTAACTGAAATAGCACAGGTTATTAAAAACTATGGGGGTGGTTTGCTTGTTTCTACCCCCTCTTAAAAAAAAGAAATGAGTGTTATTTATTCTTTTACAAAACAAGCGATGAAAATCGGAGAAAAAGAAATTGTTATTAATCAAGTCTATACAAGAGGTATAGATAAAGAATTTAACAAAATTCTCTTTAAATGAGTTGGAACGGTGGCAGTAGATTGAAAAGCTACTCTTGATATTTCACCAGACAACATTCAAGAAGCAAATGATTTTTTAGTTAAATCTATGACTAATCTAACAGAGGAAGAGGTTATGCAATTACCTATTGATGATTATAATAGCATTCTTGAAGAAATTAATAACATAAAAAACGGGAAAAAGTCCAAAGTGAAGAGCTTGTAGAACAATTCAAGAAAACACTTAGGACTTGAAAATGAGTGAGTAAATATCATAGAGATTATGTTTTAATGAAAGAAGTCTATCACTGTTCTCCTGCCGAACTTGACAATGTTGAAGAATGGAGATTAAATTTAGATTATGATTTCTTAATGGCAGAAAGACATCACGAATTGATAGAAAGGAAAAGAGAAGAACAAAAAGCAAAGGTTAATAGGAAATAACCTGATGACCTGCTTATGTAGGTTATCAAATAATTCTTATTGATAATTTATATCTTATATACAAATCAATGGCAGAACATAATGTTAGAGTAAATGTGAATACAAGTGCAGACACTTCTGCTGTTGATAATTTAAAAAAATCGTTAGGTGGGGTACAAAAACAAATAGATGTTTTAGTATCTCATTCTAATTTATTAAAAACTAATAATGAATTATTAGCACAAAGTTGGGCTGATTTAGATGCAAAAACCAAATGATTTAAAAATGATTTATCAAATTTAGCAAAGGGGACACAAGAATACGAAACAAAGAGTGTAGCCTTGAATGATACAATGAAGCTACAAAATGAAACTTATGTGGCATTAAGAAAGAACAGAACAGAAATAGCTTCAAATGAAAGAATGATAAATGCACTTCAAAAAGAAGTGGGAACTCACCAAAATATTACAAATGAAATTACAAAAGAAAATTCTGTAATAGGTTGATGAAAAATAACAAGAGAACAATATATTAAATGAGTTGAAGAATGGACAAAAAAATCACACGAAGCAAGAGAAGCACTTATTAATTTAAGACAAAGTCAATCTGCTTCTGATGATGAAATCAAAAAAGCTCAAAACAATTTGTTGATAGCAAGAAGAAATTTAAAGGAGTATAAACAATGATTAAAAGAAAGCACAGACCAATTGTGATTTTTTCAAAGTAGTTTAGTAAAGGTAAATAAAAAATTAAAAGAACAATTTGCTCTTGCAGCAGCTAAAAAGTTATTAACTATGGCAAGACAATTGTTTTCTTATGTTTCTCACCAAATTATAGAACAATGATTAGCATTAGATAAAGTTAAAGACCAATTTTCTATACTTACAAAAAGGGTATGAGAGAATGCAGTTGAAATGAGAAATGCTATGAGAACTGCTTCCTTATGATTAGTTGCAGATACAGATTTAATGGCAAGTGCAAATAAAGCACTTGAATTATGAGTTGTTAAATCTGCTGATGATATGGCTACCCTTATGAAAATTGCAACAGTAAGAGGTAGAGAAATGTGAGAAGAAGTAACGAAAGCATTTGATGATATAGTAGTTTGATTATGAAGAATGTCGCCTCGTATTCTTGATAACTTATGAATTATAGTATCAGAAGCAGACGCATATGAAAAATATGCTCAAAAGGTTGGGAAGACAAGCGACGCACTTTCAAAAGCAGAAAAACAACAAGCTATGTTTGATGCCGTTGTTGAAGCTTCACAAGTTCAGTTAGAGCAATGGGGACAGACAAGTTTATCAATTGCAGATAAAATCAAAATCTTAGAGGTTAAAGCTAAGAATAGTTTTGCTACTGTTTGAGCAGCATTCTTGCAATGGTTTGAACCTATGATTGATTATGCACTTGAAGAATTAGATAAATTGACTTCATCAATAGATGATTGAACAAAATTAATTGATTGAAGTTGGACTTGGCTATGGGACAATGTAGTAACCACATTAGAAAGTTTAAAAACAAGTTTTTGAAATGCTTGGACAAATATAAAAGATGCCGTTAGTGGAGTGGTAAATACATTATGAAATGTATTATGAGCATTATTTAATTGAGTTACGAGTTGAAGTCAAGATAGTTCAACTAATATGCAAAGAGTATTTTTATATTCATTGAATGCTATCTGACGAATGGTTGAAAG